CCATACTTAACTTCCACCATTTTGGGCTGCTTGATATTCATGTTGTTTTCCATGTTGCTTATCTCCTGTTAAAATTTGTCCCAATGCGCCTTCACACAACTGCGGGCACGTTCCCGGGTCATACCCAGTTCCATAATAGCCAAGCCGATCACAGTTTCTTGACTGATGCCCTGCGGCTTGTGCGCCCGGATCAAGCGCCGCACCTTCTCAGCCCACGTGAGCTCACCCTGCTTGCGAGTGTGCACCACTTTCTGTGCAGGCATCACAGGTTGCACTGTGGGTGTGGGTGCCACAGGCGCAGTGTCTACGGGCTGTCCATAAGGGACCCATGCACAATCCTTATGGATACGTCCCTTGGTCTTACGGAGCACGCGACCTTGACCCATTTGGATCTTACGATGGATCACAGCACTCACCGTGATCTCAGTGCCACACGTTGCGCGGTAAGTGAACCCATCGCCACGTGCAGGCGCTGTATCATAGCTGTGAGTTCTGTCACCACTTCCACCCAAACTCACACACACCCGCTTCCAGCCTGGGTTATGCTTGGCACCCAGGTCAGGACGAGCATAGCACGTCAAGTGGGCCACTTCATGAGGAATTGTGAGGTTCATCATGTCCTCGAAATGCTTGCCCTGAATGAGCTCGCTGTTGAAGCGCAAGGTAAAGTCTTGTGCCTTACGGGTGATGCGGCAAAACTTGCAGCCGGCCCACCCGGCCACACGACCTTTCAGATTGAACAGGATCTTGGGATCAATCTTCACACCATACAAGAGTTCAGCCTTGGCCAAAACCTCCTGGGTGCGAGCACGCACAGCTTCAAAACGGTCCATCATGAACAGCATCTCCGTTGTTGTAGCGCCAGTATAGCATGGTTAATCTGGTTGTCAACTCATATTTTCATCGCAAACATTAAAAGTTTGTAATGTGTGGTCAGCCTCGCGCCACAGCTTGTTCAGCTTCTCGCAGCACTTGATCACTCACACGCCCGCCCAGAGCGAGAATTTGAAGCAGACGTGTCAAACGCGCCTTGGCACATTCATTCATATGAACTTCTCCTTGGTTACATGTGCATTATAACAAACAAATGAGTTTTTTTACGTCAAGGATTTTTTGTTAATTTGAGGTGTCAGGTACGCTGCCCAAAGATTCAATCTGTTTGATCAAAAGTTCCACACCCTGTAACCAGATCATGGCCAGTTCAGGATGTGTGTCTTGCAGCTTGGTCACCATGGCTTCATGGTGGGCCAGCTTGAGCTGGAGCAGTTCAGGATCCATGTGAATCAAAGTCACTCAGATAACGGGTGGTGCCGGCTTGCACATCATACACATGCACCCAATCACATGATGTATATGACCACTCGTCTGGCTCACGCAATTCACGCATGCGAGTTACCGCCTAAGCCAGATCATCAAAGGAGCCCACAAGATCCTGCATGCCACCGCCAGGGTAGTATTCACTACCACCAAATACCAGATATCGCATTGTGTTAGCCTCCATACTGCTTCTTCAAACGTGCCAGTTCTGCGAGATCACGAGCAGTCTTTTCAGCTTCCCATCGCTCTTCCTTTCCAATACGCTTGGTCATTTCATAATCGGTCTCGTCACGCTCACACATGACAGCATAGTACTCACCGTCTTTATAATCATGGTGCCTCTTCTCTATACGAGTGTGGGCGCCATACTGATTGCGATATGACTGAAGTTCAGCAATCACACTATCCAGACTGCTATACTCCATGTCCAAGCTGGTGACTTCACGCCAAACCTTTTTACGTTCACGGTTCACGGTCATGTCAGTTATCCTCTTCTTGTGTTCAGCGATCGTATTTTGATTTCAAACGCAGATATTCTAGATATTCCTCGTTGACACTCAACTCCAGTTCCTGCTTGATTTGTTCATATTGCGGGGGTAAGATCTTATCCCAGCCCATGAGCCACATGTCCAGCATTTCCAGATCGCGCCCGGCACCGCCATCATGCCAGCCACCACTGAACGCTGCATTATTGCTCTTTGTTTCGGCTCGCTTGCGAACTTCTGCCGCAATGGCTTTTACGGTATCCACGGTCACACGCCCGCTAATATAGGACATAACAATTGTTCCTTTGTATGCAAATATGATTGTTACAGCAGTCCCAGGATTTGTTGTTCTTCCTTAGTCAACTTAGCTAGAGCCACTTTCTTCAACTCTGCCAGCCGTTGCTTTTCCTTCAACTCATCGTCTAGTGCATCCATTTCATATTCAATATTGCTCATAACAACTTCGTTCAATTCGCTATAATAGAAATCATGATGAATAGGATTATCCGCATCAAGGTTTTTGATCCGAACCATTACGTCGTCAACGGTAATGCCACCATAAAAATATGTTGCAAGACCATGGGATTGAGCACGTGCTAGAACTCGAAGCAACCGCAAGGGCTTTTCAGCTTCGAACCTTGCCATATTAGCTTGAACTTCCTCGCTATAGCGGGCTTCACGTTCAGCGGCAGTTTCACGTTTCGGCATCTGTCATGTCTCCTGTTTATGTGAGGTTTATAGCAGGTTTGGGCAAACCTGCCAACGCCTGATTTATTACAAAGAGTTAATCTTTAGATCACCGGGTATCCACACAAACCACGATGGCTATAAATCCGCGAATGATACCAGATTGACGATTATATAGAATTTCCAAACGGTGCTTGATACGATCACATGCTTCCATGGTGGAATTCATCTGGCTGGTTGTGCTCTGCGCACCTGGGGAAACCAGAGTCAAGATTAGCATTGCTTCCATAATCATGATGGTTTCTGTCCTGTTTATTGGCGGATTATACCATCGCCAGAGGCCGTTGTCAACTGTTTTTTTCTGGGGTTTTGCCAGCAGTCTGTGCAGCTTGAGCTTTCATGTGTGCACGCTGAGCAGTCTTTTCTGCCCGGGCAGCCTGGTTCACTTGGAGAGCATACACTCGCACAGCCTTGATCATATCACCATAGGTGTCGCCACCACGGTTCCACATGTTGATGATGTCCTCATTATCCTTGGCCCAATTGCCTCGTTGCAGAATGCGAATCAGGCTGTCAGCACTTTCACGGTTCAGGGTGCCTGGACTGACTCCAGCATTCACAGCAGCCTGATACAAGCGACCAATGTAAGGATATACAGGCTTGGGAAGTGTCATGTGTGTGGTCCTTGCTTTATGATGTTAGTATAGCATGACGATTCTGGTTGTCAACCAAGTTGTTAACCCAGCACCAGATTGATGTCCACTTCACACCAGTAACCACCGGTACCAGCCCACACCACAGCAGGATTGCTCACATGGTGGTAGGAGTCCATGTACTTGACTCCATCTGTGCGTCGCAATTCCTGGAGTGTGTCCCAGTTGAGGCCAAAGTCACGGGCTTCACGCTCACCTATCATGCTGTAGTGCCAGGAGCAACCAGGCATCATGTGGTTGACCTTCACACGCTGAGCACGGGTGGTCACATAGCTGGAACGACCAGGATGCATGCTCTTGACCCTAGTGCCCTTGGGGATGACAACCACATCACCAGGATGGATGGGCAGCACCTTGTGATATCCCACATATGTCATGTGTGCAGCTTCCTTGTTGCTATGTGGCAAGTATAACAGAACCAGTCAGGCTGTCAAACCTTTTTATGCATCAAAGTCGTAATAGTTCTGCCCTTGTGTGCCCCAAATAGCTTGGTTTATCTTGAGCGCAACAAACTCACGCATGTCAGTTGCCTCCTTGGGTAGGCGGATGCGCAGTTCATAAGCGCCAGTGCGGCTCACAGCATAGCCCCAGAACATCGACTGGGTGCCACCATCTGCACGTTGACCGCCCACATAAACCAACACACTGCGGCCGCTGTCGCTGGGAATCAACCCCAAACGCATGCAGCTACCTGCAGGATACGCCTTGCGCACTGCTTCACGATACTGGTGGACCTTCGCCATGGGTTCATAACCGCACATGATATCTGCTCCTTGCTCTATGTGGCCAGTATAACACGATGAGCCACGCTGTCAACCAAATTCTCGCGTAATTTTATTACAAATTTCACCCAATTTCCGTATGATTTTCACATGAGATTTAGCTAGACATCTGTGCTAACCATGCTACCATGCACATGAAGACGATGATCACACTTGACACAGGCTTCGAAAAAAAGGTTCAAAACACACCTTTTTTGGTAGACAGTGTGCAGATACCATGTTATATTGGCCACATAGCAACAAGGAAGCATACCACATGGAACTGAACAACACTTTTGTCCGTGTTATCCAGGGCCACACCAAGGCCGGTGTGCACATTGAAAACCGCGTGCTGCGCCTGCTGGGCCACATGCAACGTGAGCCCAACCTGGGGCTGTACATCACTGTGGAGGGCGAAGGTCAGGAAGGCCTGCGTCAGGGCAAGAACCGCATCTTCATCAAGAGCGGCACTGACTTTGAGCTGATTGATGCCAAGCAGGGTGCGGCTGCGGTTGCACAGGAAGAAGTGGCCACTCGCACGGACGATGAGATTGCCACTGACCTCAAGGAGACCTTCGAGATCCTGGCAGAGATGACTGCTGCCGCGGCTTCTGGCGTGATCAAGGGCTTGGTGGTGAGCGGCCCTGCTGGCATTGGCAAGAGTCACACTGTTGAGAGTGAGTTGGAGACCACCATTGGCATCCAGGCCAAGCTTACTGGTGAGATGCCCAAGTATGACATCTTCAAGGGCTACACCAGCGCCATCAACCTCTACTGCATGCTCTATCGCTTCAGCGATGAAGGTAGTGTGCTGGTGCTGGATGATGCTGACAGTGCCCTTTATGACGAAGACAGTCTGAACCTGCTCAAAGCGGTCCTTGACACGAAAAAGACTCGTCGAGTGCATTGGGGCACCAATAGCCCTATCCTGGAGAAGGAAGGTGTGCCCAGCTCTTTTGATTTCAAAGGCAGCATCATCTTCCTCACCAACATCAAGTGGGACGGTGCAAAGAGCCCGCGTATTGCCAACCACTTGGCCGCGCTCATGAGTCGAGTCCACTATATTAGTCTCAGCATTGAGACTTTGCGTGAGCGTATCATCCATATCAAGAATGTGGCACTCAGCACGGACATGCTGGATGAATATGAGTTCAGTCAAGCTGAGAAGGAAGATCTTCTCAACTTCCTGATTGAGAATGTGAACCGCCTACATACAGTGGATTTGCGGACTGTGATCAAGGCCAGCGACTTGGCCAAGGCCATGCCCAAGAACTGGAAGGCGCGGGCGGCCAAGACGTTGTTTAAGGGTCAGCGTTAACCTTGTGTGGAGGGCGGAGTATTACTCCACCCTTCCTGTGTCACTTCTCATTTTGCAATTATTGTTATGAAATCTACTTAACGCAGGTAAGGGCATCATTTTACCACAATGGACGCAGGGCTTACGTATCTGAGTAGGATGTCTACCTTCTTCAATCAGTTTACGCTGAATTGAGCCTCCTACTAGATGGTGGCTACCCTCCTGGACCCTTTTAACTTGATCTGCTCTTTGTTTCTCAGGATTGTTAGATGAATGTGTTCCTAATACCAGTTGTTTGTGGACTGGGTTTTTATCGCCACTAAATGGGTGTGAACCATCCGCCAGCATCTTTGCGTTATTTGCACGAGACTGTTCTCCACCCTGCCAGTTATGTGTGCCCTGAGCTGATCTTTGCAAAGCCCATTCTCTGTGTTTAGCAGAACTATAAAATGGATTAGTGCCATCTTGTTTGGTCTTATCTACTCTGCGCTTGTGCATTTCTGGATCTAGAAAGGGATGATCACCTCTTGCAATTCTTTCTTTTGCTGCTGCAGACGCAAATGCGCTTATCTCAGATTGACTTAATTGCATTTTACTAGCAATCATAGTGCAAGCGTACCAATCCCCCTGTAGGTAATGGATATATAAATGGTCTTCCATAGATAATGCTATTAGATTTGAAATTGCGTTGTTATTACGATTACCATCTATGTGATGGACATCAAAAGATATACCCTTATTATCTTTAGGAATAGGTCCATGATGTTGTTCATAAATCTTGCGATAATTCACTTTTGTAGTAGACTTGGTCATGCTAAATGCTCCTATAAGCGTTTAGGGTGGGTGGGTGTTGGTAGCACCGCGATCCACAATTTATTTATTGACATTGTACAGCATGGTGTTATAGTAACGCAATAATAGGAGATAGAGAAATGAACGTGCTAGTTGTGATCATGATGGTGGCTGGTGTGATCCAGCCCAACCGAATGGAAATTCAAGCCCAGCGAGGTGATTGCATGACTGAGATTGTGGTTGTGCAATCCATCAACCGTGCCAACCGTGCGGCTGGTGTGGACACCCAGTATCTTGTGAGCTGCGAAAACCGCTGATGCCCAAGTTGTACATGATGATTGGGGTGCCAGGTGCAGGAAAAAGTTTCTGGCTCAGCAAGCAAGATCTCAGCAATGCTGTCGTGCTCAGCACAGACAACTATGTGGAGTACTTTGCCCAACTGAACAACACCACCTACACACTCATCTTCAAGAAGGTGATTGGTGAAGCCACCCGCCTCATGAAGGAAGATCTGCGTAAGGCCATTCGGGATCAGAAGGACCTGTTCTGGGATCAGACCAACGTAACAGCCAAGGCTCGTGCACCCAAGTTGGCACAAATTCCTCTCACCTATGAAAAGGTGGCGGTGTATTTCCCCACACCTGGTGATGCAGAACTCAAGCGGCGATTGGACAGCCGTCCTGGTAAGATGATTCCTGTGAATGTGGTCATGGCCATGAAGAGCCAGTTGGAACCTCCCCACCAGTCTGAGGGATTTGATGGAGTGGTCATGGCAGGTTGACCATCCTGGTTTTCCCACATGGGATAAAAATACTTCATGTTGGGATTAGATCTCATTTGAAATCTGTATGCACATACATCATAATCTGATCATGGAAAATGCACAAACCGAAGCCCTGGACATTCTGCAAGAGGAATGTGGTGAGCTGATTGTTATCTTGAGCAAGGTCAAACGTTTTGGTTTGATGAGCGAAAATCCTGAGCAGCCTGGCGTGACTGCCGCACAACGTCTGATTCAAGAGATAGGCGATGTGCTTGCATTAGTGGATCTGGTGTGCACACACCATCACCTACACACACAGGAAATAGAGGTTGCTAAACAGAGAAAATTCGATAAGCTCAAACTGTATTCAAAACATTTGGGGCTACACCATGAGTGACTGAATCATCAACGCCCCGCCAAGTTGGTGGGGTTTTTTTATCACACATGGGTTGAGATCCTGTTCAGGATAAATTAACATACAGGATCGTTTATCAGAATAGAGAAAGAACCACATGGATCAAGTAGCCAAGATTGTGATTGAAGATGAAGTTAACGTGCACATTCAAAATGTGGACTTGGCCACCAAGAGAGCCATGATCAAAGCGGTGCAGTTCTTTCTGCCTTCGGCTAGATATTCTCCTGCCTATAAAATGGGGCGTTGGGATGGAACCACGAGCTTCATGACACAAGGTGGTAAGACCTATCTGAACTGTCTGGATGTACTCATGGGCGTGCTGCAAGAGAAGGGTTATGAATTTGAAATTGATGACCAGCGTGCATATCACAAGTTTGAATTTGACACTGTGGATGAACTGTATCTGACTGATCAGACTTGGCCTCATGGACATCGTTTTGCAGGTGAACCCATTCAATTGCGAGACTATCAGGCAGATGCCATCAACTGTTGTTTGCAGAATTTGCAGGGTGTACAGGTGCTACCCACAAGTGCAGGCAAGACTTTGGTCACAGCCACACTCAGCAAGATGGTGGAACCATATGGTCGCACCATTGTGATTGTGCCCAACAAGAATCTGGTGCAACAGACTGAGGAAGATTATCGCAACCTGGGACTGGATGTGGGGGTGCTGTTTGGTGATCGCAAGGAATATGATTGCACCCACACCATCTGCACTTGGCAGAGTCTGAATGTGCTGGAAAAAAAGCACCAGGACTGTCTGGACCATGATCAGATGGAAAAGTTCATGAAGGGGCTGGTGGCAGTCATAGTTGATGAGTGTCACGCGATAAAGGATACAAATATTCTACACAAACTGATGACCTCAGTGTTCAAAAACTGTCCCATCAGATGGGGGCTCACAGGCACTATTCCTGAAGAAGATTACAAGCAGATGGGTCTGTTCACAGCCATTGGTCCAGAAATTGGCAAGCTGACAGCCAAAGAGTTGCAGGACAAAGGTGTGTTGGCCAAGTGTCAGGTCACAGTTTGGCAAACACAGGAAACTGCTCAATACAACAACTACCAGGAAGAGCTCAAGTATTTGGTAACAAATGACATGCGGCTCAAATGGCTGGCAGAAGAGATTGAGAAACTGGGAGTGTCAGGAAACACCCTGGTGTTGGTGGATCGTATTGAAACTGGACAGAAGCTGTATAACCAAATCAGCGACGCTGTGTTCATTAGTGGTGAAATGAAAAGTTCTGATCGTCGTGAACACTACAAGGAAATCAACTTTAGCGACAACAAGATCATGATTGCCACATATGGCACCACCAGCACAGGCATCAGCATCAATCGCATCTTCAATTTGGTGTTGGTGGAAGCTGGCAAGAGCTTTGTGAGAACCATCCAGAGTATTGGTAGAGGATTGCGAATGAGTGACGACAAGGACAAGGTGGAAATTTATGATGTGTGCAGCAAGATGAAGTTTTCCAACAATCATTCCAACAAGCGCAAACAATTCTACAAGAACGCTGAGTATCCTTTTGATGTGAAAAAAATCAACTTATAACAGTCAGTCACTTTAAATATCCACATGAAAATATTGACAGTGGATAACCAGGTGTTCAATTTGAACACCATGCCAGACAAAGTGGACGATTTAAGATACTGTGTGTTAGACTATAGTGATCGTGATTGCATAGACTATTATTGGCCCCCTTTGGTGTTTTTGGACATATTCCATTCTCCATGTGCTGATCTTAAAGTGGGTGATCACAACATACAAATGCCGCTAGATTGGCATGTGGTAGTGGGGGACAAGCATGCAGGAGATCTGGAAGTTATCAGATTGGTGGATATCATGGACAAACAATTTGATGCATTTGCATTCAATCCCATAGCTGGGTTCATGCCTGATTTTCTGCATGTGGAGATTGTGAATGTGTTTGCAGATGTAAAATGGTGTTTTCCCAAATTGAAGCTGGGTCACTTTTTGGCTGTGCCTGTGGAAAATAAACCCAATCCTGCATGTGTGTTTTTTATTAAGGATGTGGGTAAAAACTTGGATGTTTTAGATATCAGGGAAATGGTGTAACCCCACAAGTTAGTAGAGAAGGCGACACCTTCAAGTTCGCTCGGGCTTACTTGAAGGTGTCACTGAGTCTGCCAGGGTTTACCAATCCCCTTGGCTGATTGTTATGCGCTTGTGATCTGCACAGTCTGACCATATGGATCAATACTGGTGGCTTCCAGAGTCCAGGGGGCATCCTCACCGGATTGATAAACCCCGGCGCCAAGGACCTTGCGCTCCAGCAGGGCCAATCTTGAAGTCAGCTTCAGGACCCAATATGTTTCACCAAGTGCATCTGTGGCTGTGATGCTGGCTTGACCTGCTGTGGGTGTGTCACTAGCCACCAATGTGACCACACTCTGACCGTCAGTGGTCTCCATCACATATTCATTTGTACTGACTTGCTTTAAGATGTCTGCGTCCAGTGCTGCTGTGCCTCCCACAACAAATGCTTTGGCCAAGATCACATTAGTGCCTGTGGTTGTAAGCGTGACAGCTGATGTGCTGGCATTGTCACCACCGGTTCCACCTGTAAATGTGACAGTGGGTGCAGCCACATATCCTGAGCCTGTGGCTGTCACAGTAATATCACTCACTTCCCATGTCACGTTAGCAGTAGCTGCTGATCCGCCACTGCCTGTCACATAACTCAGATTCAGGGCAGTTGTAGAACTGCCTGATTTTGCAGGCAATACAGTATATGCACCTCTGGAGCTAGCACCCACATTTAATGCTGAAAATCCTGTTATGGCTCCGCCACCGTCCACAGTGGCCACCCGGATTGCAGCCTGTGTGGTGTATGTGCCAGCTGTGGTGCCACCACCTGATATGGTGAGTATGTCGCCCACAGTATATCCTGTGCCACCTGCATTCACACTCACTGTGCCTCTCAGTCTCATGACTGTGGTGCTGGCGGGCAGCTCGCCACCAGGTAATTCAGGGGCACTGTATGTCACAGTAGGGAGAGCACTATAGTTGCCTCTGTCTGCGTTGTTCACTGTGACTGATCCTACACCTTCTCCATTTGAGGCAGGCACTGGATTAAAATATCTTTTGTTTAACGGTCTTCCCATTTGATTGAGCTCCTTGTGGCGTTCTAGGCCATACGGGGTGGGTTAAACCCCATAAAACCACAACTACTGTGGTCTTTCAGGAGTATTTAGGATGTATGATGAATATCCAGCTTGAATACATCATGGTCTCACACTATCATATCATACTAAACAGGAATCGTGCACACATGGCCAAAAAGACTGAAGCCAAACGCTCATATAAACTGGATATTCAGACAGTGTTAGAAGCTGCTGACAAAGGTGTAAAGCCCTTTTATGTTAACTTAACGGAGGAAGAACAAAAGGCATTTGCGCCCAGAGTCATGATCAGATGGATGAGCACACTGAGTGACAAGAATGATGCCAAATATTATCAGATCTTGGCCACTAATGATTTGGTCAACTTGGGCATGTGGAGTTTGATCAAACATCCTGAACTGCTGTGGCTGCTCATGTGTGTGAGTGGCACAGGTCGCAAACAATATCATGGCTGGATTCCCATGACCAAATCTGCAACCACTACCCCCAAATTGGATGATTTCATACATGAGCACTGGCCACACACAAACAAACAAGAGCGTGATATTTTAAAAAAGATCAAGCCACAAACTGAATGGCTGGACATGGTCAAACAAAGTGGGGCAGATGACAAACACATCAAGGAAATCCGCAATGAGCTCCAGAAACTCCAAAAAAGTGACGGTGATTGATCTGAACAAACCTCACACATGTGAATATTGTAAAAAGCCATTCGCACAGGAAACCACATTGATCAGTCATGTGTGTGAGCCCAAACGCAGACATCAAAGTGTGCACACGCCATATGTGAAGGCAGCATACACAGCTTACAAGATTGTATGGAAAGAACTGAATCCCAGACAAGTGCATCAAACACCCACATATCAGGAGTTCTGTATTAGTGAAATGTGGCCCACGTTGGTCAGGTTTGCCAGTTGGTGTGAAGAACAACTGGTGCAGGAGTTTGCACAATTTGTAAAATACCTTGTCAAACAAAATGTTAAGATGGTCTCATGGTGTGATGTGCGAGTGTATGAACAGTTCATACAAGATTTGTTGATCACAGAAAGTGCTGAACAAGCATTGTGCAGAAGTTTGTCATGTGTGCATGTGTGGCATGAACATTCACAACAGCCTTATAGTGAGTTTTTTGCACATGTGAACACCAACCAATTACTGCGTTGGATACAACAGGGCAGAATCAGTGCTTGGTTACTATATAATAGTGTGAGCGCAGAAGCATTTTTTGTCAGATGTAGTCCAGAACAGTTACACCTGATTCAGGAAGTTTATCCCATAACCAAATGGAAAGTGAAATTTTTGCGCATGCAAGAGCACATGCAAGTGATCAAAACCACTTTGAAAGAAGCAGGGCTGTGAACATTGACTGTGCGTCACATTCAGTTAAACTCACAAACACAAGGTTAATCCCATGGACCAATACACACAATCCCCTCAAGAGTTACCCAGCACTCAAAAAACCACACATCAACTACAGGCAGTTGTGCAACCTCAAGTGACAGAACTGAGGTGGGAAGATAAAATTCTCAAAGTGTCCAATCCAGCTTATGTGCGAGAGTTGGCAGCAGACTGTGCGCAGTTGCGTGTGGATCTTCAAGAACTACGCGAACGGCACCAGCGTCTGCAACAACAATATACCCAGCTGACACGTGTGGTCACGCAAATTCAAAGCCAACTGGGAGGTTAGTACACTCATGACAGAGATCACATTGGGTGATATTGACATTGACACTAGTAACCGGCAGTCATTGTTGGAACATTTGCAGCATGTGCCTGCGGTGATCAATAGGCAGGGTGAATTGATCAAACATAACACAGGAGTTTATTTTCATGACGTACCTGTGAATCCATTTTCCAGGTATTGTTCTGTCACATACACACAAGCAGAACAAATGGGATGTTACAAGATTGATGTGCTCAATAATAGCATTTATGATAAGGTGAGTGACGAGAATCATTTACAGCAACTCATGCACACTCCCACCATGTGGGACCTGTTACAACATGCAGAAGTGGTTTCACAATTGGCTCACATCAACAATCATTATGAACTGGTTCGCAAATTAAAACCCACACAGGTGACTGATTTGGCATGTGTGTTGGCCATGATCAGGCCAGGCAAACGTCATTTGGTGCGTAAATGTGAACAATCTGGCTTTGCAGCCATCCAACCTGAGGTGTGGCTTCAGGATAGTAATGGGTACACATTCAAGAAGTCTCATGCCATAAGTTTATCATGGACCATTGTGATCCAGCTCAACCTGTTAATTGAGCAGTTGACATTAACCTGATTGTTGTTAAAGTGTACACATAAACAAATCACAGGATTCCATCATGCGGCAGCTGATCAAGTTTACTCATGCGACCAACATGTTTGGTCACAGCTATTCATATGAAAAAGATCAAAAACAAGTATCCATAATTGAAAATGCGGAGCATGCATGGCACATGAAGCACCAGCGTGTTACTAAACCTTATTTTTGGTTCCGTGCTCCCAACATCACAGAACAGGCCTTGCAGATCACCATGCGAGATCTGGGCTTACTGGAACACAAGTTTGAACTCAAGGTTTGGCAGTCAGATAAGGGGCTGGATGCCAGCCTTAAGATTAAAGACGAAATGGATGCCAGCATGTGGGCTTGGAGTCATACAGAGATTTGGGCCAAATGGTCAGAGGCGCAAGAAAAAGATTGGAATCAAGGACAAAAGCCACAAAAACTAAAAGTGAATAAGAACGGTCAGGTCAAAATCAAAGTCACCATGAGTGAGATATCTGATCCATGAGATCCGGAAGTTCTCTGCTTGCATTACACAATGCACTGGGCCAGGCCATACACAAACATTTACCAGATATCACATATATGAATCGTGACTGGGATGCATGGCGAAAAATGGATGCACACGCACAAGGTGTGGCTCTCAAAACTAACTGTGTGCCACAAACACTTCAAACTCGCCGTCCTTGCGAGGATGAGGTACAAGTGCACATGTTTTGTCAAACTTGGGGCAGCACTGCGCTAGGGTATGGGGGCATGGGCGGTGCTGCTGTGACCACTGCATACACTGTGATTGTGTATGATTCAGACTGTTATTGTGTGTATTTTGGTAAAGGTGATCTGGCATACCAGATCAAATATAGTCAGTTGAGCACAGAAGGTAAGTTGACGTTCAAGCAGGACATACAGTCACAAAACATGGCATCCAAACAAAATGCCCACATCAAATACGTTTAAGGATCAATGTGTGGGTGTACCTTTAACCAACTGCACAGTTCTTTTTTTACTGCGCTTGTTGATGAGTGTGTCCAGGCTGGGCATGGGTCCATATACTAGCTGAACTTCCTTCTGACTGAATGATTTGAGGTATACGCTATATGGTTTGAACCTGGCTCCCATGAACACATTGATGGGGATCTGTCTGTTGCTGCCCCACCAATATAATTCCCCACAACTCATGAACTCCACCTTTTGCTCAGGGCTCCATGAGTGCTCTATCACATACATGTGCACAAAGTTTTGATCACTGTTTTGTACAATACCCACATAATCTCTGGCCAGATACTTGATGTGTGTGAGAAAGGGCCATCTGGCCAAGCTAGGTGTGGGTGTGTTTGTCATGATTATTAACATATTTAGATCTCCTTAAATATGATATGAGAAATCTTTCGGTGTTACCATGAGTTTGGTCTATCTTTATCACTATGTATTGCCTGTGCAATTGAGTCAGACAGATCATGGAGCACCCAACCTGAGCAGGCCCATGTATAATTATCAGACCAAACTGTACAAGAACAATCACAACAGGGTGGATTTTGTGATTCGTAACAATGACAAAAAACCAGTCAAATTGTTGGATTGTGTGCTACAAGTCACCATACAATTTGTGGAGACAGGACAAACTGTATTACAAAAACAGGCACAGGTCACCAACGAAATCAAAGGCAGAGCACAATTGTATGTGAGTCCCACTGAATGTGCAGGTTGGCCATTGGGTGGTTACCTGTTCAGTGTGCAAATGAAAAAGCCTGGTTTCCAGGATGAATTTCTGTTTGTGGATGTAAACAATCATGTGCAAGGCATGTTTGAACTACTGCCTGCACTAGGAGATGAACTGGTGGCTGCTCAAGAAATTTTGGCCAAAGAGTTTACACCCCAGATTATCAATTGGGACACTCAATATCAAGTGTACAGATCAGGAGCCCTGGCTGCCCGCAACACTGTGGGTCAACATGCAGGCTTTTACTCTGTGGCTGTGTACACCCAAAACTACACAGGCAAGTTTAGCATACAGGCCAGCTTGCAGAATTTGAGCCCCACAGATGTGAGTTGGTTCACAGTGCCCATTAACGGTGCTGCGCATTTGCAAATCACACCAGAGTCACCTGCTGTGGTGCCCATCAACTTTGGTATAAATGCTCGCTGGATCAGATTCACTTATGACACAGACCTGAATAACAAGGGTGATTTTGTGAAGGTGCTATACAAAATCAGCTGAACACATGTTATACTAACACATGCATGAATTACAGCAACTGATTGTGGACCATCTGCCTGCCAAGCGCAAAGTCACAGGCAAAGGATGGATCTGGTTTAATGCACCCTGTTGTGCTCACAGAGGCCATAACGCAGACACCAAACAGCGAGGAAATTTATGGTTTGGTACAGATGATACTGTGGGCTACCATTGTTTCAATTGTGGCTGCAAATGGAGATTTTCAGGCCATCATGTGAGTGATAGTCTACAAGAGTGGCTCAACTGGTTGGGCGTGGAGCCCAGCACAGTGCAAAAGTTGAAGTTGCACTTGTTGCAAGATCAAGTCACAGGCACACATAAACCTGAGCAGATGGCCATACCCAGTCATTTGAAAAGACATCAGGTCACACCCATGCCTGAACATGCCCAACCATTTCACACATGGGCACAACAGCCAGATGTGCATGCAAAGTTTCTGCAAGCCTGTGCATATGTGCAGGATCGTCAAGCACTCAATTGGGAAAACTATGACTATTATTGGACACCTGACACCACACATCAAATGTGTGACAGAGTGATACTGCCCTTTTATAACCAATCACAGATAGTGGGCTGGTCAGCCAGGCTGTGTGTGCCACAACAAGGGCGGCAGCCCAAGTATTTCAACTCAGACATACCACCTGGCTATGTGTTCAATCAGGATCAACTCCGAAAGAAACGCAAATGGGTCATGGTGTGTGAAGGCCCTTTTGATGCTATTGCATGTCAGGGCGTGGCAGCCATGGGCAGCCATTTGAGTGAGCATCAGATCAAGACCATCCTGGACAGTGGACAGCAGCCCATCATATTACCTGACAGGCAGATGCAAAACCAGCACATGATTGATCAAGCACTTGCATTTGGTTGGCATGTGAGCTTTCCTGAATGGGATTATCAAATAAAAGATGCATCAGATGCTTGTGTTCATTATGGCATGCTATACACAATCACTAGTGCTATTCAGGCAGCCACATCAGATCCACTACTGATTGGCGTTAAACGCAAAATGTTCAAAGGTTGATGGTTCACATGGATATTAAAGATTATGGTGAAGATGTTCAAATGATGTTGGTGAGTGTGCTGTTGAGTGATGAAGAAGTGTTCAGCAGATGCGCCAACATTCTGAATGTGAAATACTTTGTGAACAAGCTGAGACCAGCTGTGAGATTCCTGTTGCAATTCACAGAGCAGTACAAGACTCTGCCCACACATGTGCAAATGAGAGCACAGTTTGGTATGGAATTTGAAAAGATGGATCGCATGCCTGCTGCACTACAACAGGCATTTCTGGATCAGATTGAGGAATTCTGCAAGAATAGGGCTTTAGCAGATGCTGTGCTGAGTGCTCCTGATCTGATTGCTAAGGGTGCATATGCAGAAGTGGAGAAGAAGGTCAAAGAAGCCATTCTGGTGGGATTGAACTCCAATATTGGCATCAGATACTATGATGATCCCAGGGCCAGGCTCATGAAAATCAAGTCATCCAATGGCACAGTGAGCAGCACTTGGAAAAGTGTGGACAACAAGTTGTATGGCGGACTTAATAGAAAAGAGCTCACAATTTGGTGTGCAGGATCAGGTGGTGGTAAAAGTTTGACCATGCAGAATCAGGCTGTGAACATGAGCAAGGAAGGCCTGAATGTGGTGTACATCAGCCTGGAGCTTTCCGAAGAAATGATCAGCATGCGACTGGACAGCATGGTGAGCGGTGTGGCTTCCAAAGACATATTTCAGCGTCTGGATGATGTGGAAATCAAGGTGCTGCTGGCAGGTAAACGAGCAAAAGACTTGCATGTGAAACAGATGCCACAAGGCACCACCACAAATGATTTACGTGCATACTTGAAGAACTATGAGATTGAGACTGGTCACAAATGTGATGTGCTTGTGGTGGACTACTTGGACCTCATGTTTCCCAACAACAAAAAAATTGATGTGAGTAACCTGTTTGTCAAGGACAAGTTTATCACAGAAGAGCTGCGTGGGTTGTGTGTGGAGAAAAGCATGGTGGGTGTTACAGCCAGTCAGTTGGGACGTAGCTCAGTTAATGAAATGGAAATGGATCACAGTCACATTTCTGGTGGTATTAGTAAGATCCAGACAGCAGACAATGTGATTGCAATTCTGGCCACACCAGCCATGAAGGAGCGAGGTCAGTATCAGTTCCAGTTTTTGAAGACACGTTCCAGTTCAGGTGTGGGCAGCAAGGTGGTCATGGGATTTGATGTGGACACGTTGCGCATCTTTGACATGGAAGAAGATAACATGCCTCCAGTAAAAACTGCCACAGACATGATGGCTGATCTGCGTAGGAAAAACAGCAGCACAGGTGCTGCAAGTGGTCCAGACAGGAAACCGGATCCTGAACTCCAGGATCCGGTTAAAAGTGTGGCCACTCTGAAAGAGTTAACCAGCTTGATCAGGCGGTGATCGTCAGCCTCGGGGAATATATCTAGGAGTCAACCTATCTGCACTGGCTTGGCGCCGGTTTGTAGGCGGAGCGTACTTTAATACCCCTGTAGGAAAAGCATTGATAAAATGCTTAATCACATAAGGTAATACTTCCGCAAAGGACCATCCTTCATTGTATTCACTGCTAGTAAATGGACCTTTAAAATCAACCACCATCTTATCATGAACGGGATTCCAACGCAAATTAAATTCGAGATTGAAAGTCTTATCTTTGTAAAGATTTGGTATGGTTACTTGATATTTAGATCCTTTTTTTGATAAAGTACCATTATGTGATGCAACTAACTTTTGAGCTGCATCAATTAATTCCTGACTCTCATCTTCCCTGGTTTTATCTTCCATCACAGGCTCTTGCTTGGCACTCACTCTCTTGAGTGCCATCATGACCTTATGAGTTTCCTTTTCTTCCAGTGCTAGCAGACGCACAAAGGCTTCTGCTAGTTCTGTCATTTCTGCACGAGTTAGCTTGAGTGCATCGCCGCCACGAATCTTGTTCATGCTGCGAGTGAATGTCTGCAAGTCGTTCACGCCCAGCATTTCAGCCAGCTGCTTGGCATTCAGACTGCCTTCTAAACCTGTGTGTGGAAGGGGATTCTGAGCCAGCTCTTCCAGTCTGCGTGTCAAGCTTCGCATCTGCTCTGCCAAATATTCTGCCATGTGGTATCTCCTTGTGTGTGACTTGATTAAGAGTATTTATAAGTCTAGTTGTTTTTAAAACGGTTTGGCTATAAATAATGCAAACTTGATCAGGATGCGTGAGTTGAAGAACGCCAAGAGTATCATTGACGAACTGGGTGATCTGGTTCCCATCAAAAATAAACACACAGTGGTGGAGGCCAGAGCCACCCATGTGATCAGCAGTGCAATCAATCTGATTGAGACACTTAAAGTGATGTATCCTGAGGCTGAAGCACAAGACCTCACCAAGAGGCTCATGCGAGCCATCTTGCAAGAAGATCCACAAAAATTTCACAGAAAGCTAACCCAGCTAAGGAAGGGGGATATCAAATCATGAAACCACAAAATGATGCAGAACTCATGAGGCACATAATGAGTCTGTTAGAACAAACAGCAACTATACCATCCTCCACACCAGACCCTCTGGATGAGGACCTGGGCCTGCTGAGAAGAGCTAGCACCCGATTAAAGGGTGTGTTCAGTAAGAGGCAACGGGGCATCTCAGATGTATTGAGAGGTGCTGCACCCTTGTTAAAACAGTTTGAGAGATATATGGGTCGTAAAAATCAAGCTTACGACACTTTGACTTGGCAGACTGTGATCATCTTCATGGCAAGTAATGCAACCACATCCATACCAGTGGGTAAGAATCGCGGTGTACCCTTAAACATAACTCAGATTGGGGAAGTGCTTAATGACGCCACCTTCCGCAACGGTGTGATTCAACAGTTGGCTACAGAAAGAGTGCAAGCAGGTTCATTTAATTCCTGGTTCCCCACAGCCACCACACTGGCATCTAAAAAAACACAGCTAGTGGGCGGACCCAGCCCCACTGCTAGGGGCAAGCGCACTGAAGTGATAATGAACAGCTTTATGGAAGCTGTTGTTAGTAAAATGTTTGATATAGTGGACGCTGCTGCGGCACCAGAACCAGTTGCCGCCCCTGGTGGGGGCGCTGGCGGAGGACCTGGTCCAGGTGGTGGACCTGGTGGAGGACCCGGACCTGGACCTGGACCTGGTGGAGGACCTGGCAGTCAGCCCACCCCTCCACAATTTAGTGCGAGTGATCTAGCTGCTCTAAGAGATTTGGCTACCAAGTTGAGAGGGACCACACCATGAACACAACATCCCAACTCTTATTAGAAGTTAATAATGACCTCAGCATACCGTTAAACTTTAAGATAGCGTTATGGGAATTTCATAACGAAGTTAAACTTGCCTACACAGATAGCATTAAGGACAACCATAGCAAGCGCACACTCTTGGAGTTTACTAACTTAGATTATGCTCAAACTAAAGCTGCATTTGAGAGACTGCCCACATTGGATGTGAACAAGTTGCATGTGATCACACAAGTGGTTAATCCAGAGACAGCAGGTGCCCAAGTTCCCCAGGGCCTATTATCCGCACTAAACAAGTGGCTTACAAACGCTTTGTCGGGTTGGATAGAAAAAAAGCTGCCATCTTCTAAAAATCCAGCTGGATGGGTAATCAAGTTAAAAGATTACCTGAAAGGCCAGAATCCAGCTCTTGTGCCCAGATATGAGAAGATAGTAAGGATTGGTGGCAAAGTTGGATCTTTGGCAATTGTAGCAATAATGGCCATAGGTATAGTTTCAGGTTTTCCATTTGTTGGTCCACTTGTGGGAACAGTGGCACTCAGTATGTTAAAACTGCTCACTGACATTTTACAAGGTGTGAAAGTGAGTGAAGCTGTTGCAAACGCAGTCAAGAGACTGGCTACTGGTGCAGCCCTAGGCGGTGTGATTGCTGGTGTGGATGCTGCATGGCCCAGTGTGGCCTCCTGGATATCAGGTAATGCTCAAGCACTGGAAGTGCCTAATGCACCTGAAGCCCCTGGAGAATTTGGAGCTGTTCCTGTCCCCACCGAGCCTCCCTCCACTGGTCCTGATGCAACTGGCGCATATGAAGAACCGGATGCAACTGGCGCATATGAAGAACCACCTACTGGCCGCCCCACCGAAGTCACTACACGGAGAGGTGAAACCCTGGGTAGCATTGCACAAAAGCATGGAGTCACTGTGGCTGACATGCAAGCTGCAAATACTGGAATTAGAAATCCACATGAAATTGGAAGTGGTATAAAACTTAACATACCAACACAAGTCAGACCAGAAGGAACTAATATATGGAACGGTTTTGACTTTAACAGATGGGGCAGGCCCCCAGGGAGATAACACATGGCACTTGAAGATACAATCTTAAATGATCCAACTAATCACCAAGCATGGATAAATGCTATTGAGGCAGACGTTAATAGTAAGTATGCCACTCTGACTCAGGTGCAAAAGCAGGCCAAGGTTGCAGAAGCTCTGCAAGCTTATCTGGAAGAGGTTTGTCCCAAAACACTACAGGAACTGCTCACTATATCCAAGAACAGTCCTGCAGATGCTCAAGTGTGGATTAGCATACTGCCACCAGCACGCAAAGCCCAATTTATATCTGAAATTGAGGCTGCCATCAATACACTGGATCCACCTCCTCCTCCCCCACCCACAGAACCTGACATAAGAAATGCTGTGAACATCATGACTAGATTTATAAGTAGTGCCTCACCAAACAACAAGGGTGGCAACAAAGGTGCATTTGAAGCATTTTTGCGCAAATATAAAACTCATTCACAACTAAACGAGAACCCCCCACGGTCTCGTCAAACCTATCTAGAACAAATAATTCAGCTTTTAACTAATAATGAAGCTAAATTTAAGCCTGGAGATTATCACAGACTTCAAACACAATTGGGCTCACTCATGGTTGCTGAGTCTGTGCAATCCACATACCCAGTTGGCAAAGAAATATTACAGAGTCTAAACTTGAAATGAATTTAGATGAGAGCAAACTCCTGCCCACTTTGAGGAATATCAACAGATACTCTGCAAGAGATGTGGCAGATTTAGCATTCTGCTATATGTTGGCGTTACACATGTGCAGGCAGGAGTTTGAAACAGCCCCCTGGGTGAGACTGTATGCAACCACTAGTTTGAGTGTGAATGGTTGGCACACAACCAACCTGAACCGCACAGACTTGTATCAGTTTTTGACTGTGTTAATTTCACAAACACCCACCTGGACACACAACCTGCGTAATCCAGATGCTAGCGATTTGCTGTTGAAGCAGATCAGAGTGAATCCACACAGTGTGGAAAGATTTCTGCACAACTTGCAACAGGTGTCATTTGATCCAGAACTGAGTGGCAGACTGTTATTGCAAATGGAACGTGATCTGAAAATCACCACCAGCAACTACAAGAGCATGAGACGCATCCTAACAGATTGGCATATGGATCATGTGGACACAGAAGCACAGTGTTTGGTGATGACCAGATTATTGCAAGCACTGCGAGCCAAAGCCTTGAGAGGTGATGTGATCGCAAGACTGCAATCCCTGGCTAGGGATCGTGATTGGGAAATCCATCACGCATGCGATCCTGAGACTGGTAAAAACTGCGGCATTACAGCAAACACCACCACTCCCAAAAAGCCCAGCCTGCTAAAGCAATTGGCAGTGGGGGCTGGATTGGGTGTGGGTGCATATTTATTGGGTAAGGCATTATTCGGAGGAAGTAAAAAATGAAGATATCAGAACTACAAGAGGCCATCAAGGGCTGGAAACATGCAGGCAGAGACATAACCCGCATGCGTGCAGACAAGGCGGCTGCTCAACACACCGCCAAGCTGGTGAAACTAAACAAGGATGATGCAGAAAGCCAGATGCACGATGCCACCACTACCTACCCCACAGAAGAAAAGGCTAGAGAATACCATTCTCGGATAGTCAAACTCAATCCCACCCGTAATATCCGTCACAACTTGTATGTGGACGGAAAACTGGTGGGCGTTTTGGACAAGGACAACCTGCTGGAATTCTCCAGTGGTGGCGGAACCAGTTCCGGTGCTGTGGCCAGCACAGTGAATCCATTTGGTATTGTGATGCGCAGACCCAGTTTGTTTGGTTATGTGACTCCCGCAAAAACTAATGCGAAACCAAAGAAAAAACACTCACGTCATAAATAGTTTTGCAATCATGCACTCTTTTTTAGGAGACAAATACTATGGCCTACGGTCAAACCGACGTCAATGCAGGAGCTCGCGGTGGCGAATTCCTCACCGGCAATCTGAACTACTTCACAATCAAGACAGTTGTTCCTGCCTACCCCACCAACGTGAAGACACCACTTGCTCAGGCACTCAAGGCCCGTAACTGGACCAGCCTGGCAGCCAGCCGCACAATCGTAGTTGTGGATGGTAATGGCGCAACAGTCACTTATGACACTGATGCAGAATACACAAGCGCATACAACAAGCAGCAGAATCTGAACACTGTGGTTGCTGTGTTCGCCACTCGTGCTAACCCAGTTGTTGTGAACGTGAGTGCTGCTCTTAGTGCAGATCCTAGCGCAGCCAACTCTGCTTTCGCAAGCGGCGGCGTGGCCGACGATGAGTTCGGTGCCACATACAACAGTGCTAACACAGCCATCTACACCATCAGCATGGTTATTGAAAAGGCCGGCAGCTGGTTGGTGAGCGGCGTGGGTGCAGGCACAAATGACGCTGGTTATCAGCTGTTGAACGTTATGAACGGCGTGCCTGTTCTGAACACCACAGCCACAACTCCAGCTGGTCCTCAGGATGCATCAGGTATTGCTATAACTGTGGCAACTAGTGCATTTGTTGTGGACGGCGCAAGTGCCGACAACAACGTGGTGGCCAAGTTCACAGACAGCCTGCCTTCTGTAGCTTAATCACTAACAGTATAAACTAATACAAAAGGCGCAGCAATGCGCCTTTTGTCATCTGTGACCAAATTGACCTAAATATGATCATGAAACTGGAACAAATACCTGTGGGCACACACAGAATCCAATTTGTGCGCAAAAAGGGTCTGTTGCGTAGAGTGGTCACAAAACACCATGCGCACACACCTGTTATAAACCAACCCATGTTCCCTATTGAGAGACCTTCCCATGAACACAAAAGAGCTAGCTCAGAAGACAGCTGACCTCACAGACAAGAGTGAAGCTGAAATTCAAGATCTCATGGATCTCATGAATGCAGATCAAGTGATAAACCTGACTGCGGCTGTGGCAGATGAAGATTCAGATGCCATAGATGAAATATTGTCAGATGTGAGTGCTGATGCAGATTGGGACAATTCTGAAGAACCAGAAGATGTTCAGGAAATCAAAGCAAAGATTAAAAGTTTAGGTCGCAAATTGATCAAGAATGATCAAGAACTAACTGATCTTTGGCCTCTGATTGGTAAACTGGATGAAGATGATTGGCGACTGGTTTGGCCCAGCCTGGATTCTGAGCTCATGAGCCAATTGTATGCAGAAGCCACAGACAAAGAAAAATCAGACATAAGCGGATCTGATGCCACCATGTTGCATGATTATGCTCAGTCATACATTAAAGAAAGTGTGGTCATGTATGAGAACACCATGTGGCAAGTGCAAATTCCACAAGCCCCTGACAACTTGGTGGGCATCCGCAATCAAGATCACATGATCTTGGTGCCTCGCAGACATTTGCAATCCCTACAAGAGCATGTGATGGGCATGACTCACATGCCCAGCTTGGTGAGGATCAAACAGTTAGCAGGAGTGCCTGATACACATGAAAAAGCAAGCACCATGCACATGCTAGCCAATATGAACTCCAAGGTTCAACCTGAAACTGCCTGGTTACAAGAGTTACGCATGCACATGGCAGAAATTGAAAAATTACAACATGAACCTGTGACAGCAGACACTCAGGAAGAAATTCAGTTGCATGTTAAAGCACTGGGCCGTAAAGCACAAAAAGCTGCTGGTAACATGAAGACATAATCATGAAAATATTATATTTGAATTCGGGATTTCAACTGCTGATCAGCAATGAACAATCTGAACTACTGGACAAGTTTCAATCTGGTCAACCCATTCTGAAAAAGCAGCTTACAGAAAGAGAACAATATTTGGCAACCGAATTGGTACATAAAGGAGCATTGACACGGTGCACTGTACAGAATAAGCTAGCTTATTGTAAACCTGACCCTGAACAAGTGTGGAGGATTTAATATGGTTGTTAACGAAACAGACAGACTGGCCATGGCACATCTAATTGACATCATGAACGGGAAAATTACACCAGCCCCTCGTCAGCCGTTGGCAGCCCACACACATGAAATGCCTGTACAATTGGGTGGTGCTGGTCAAGTCACAAACCAAGACATTCAGGCCATGGCCAGTGTGTTGCAAAAGTTCAATCAAGCCGTGGAACAGACACATGTGCAACTGCTGTATGAAAGCAAGCATGATGCACATGTGGCAGAAGCGTTGGTTACTGAAAAACAAAATGATTCGGTAAAAATTGGCCACTATAAGATTGCAGTACACATGGACGAACAACGTGTGGCAGGCAAGCAATATTATGATGTGGTGCATGGTGTAACTGGTGAAAAACTAGCATCTGAACTCAGCTTGTATGAAGCTGCACATGGATTGGTCAAGTTGCTGAATTCCGGCAAGTATGTTAACCATACCCAAGTGAGAGATCTACTTGAAGCAGAAGCTGCATACACCAGTCATCGTATTGATGCCATTCATTACCATAAATTGGTAAAACGTGCAAGTACTCAAATGCAGTTGAGCAAGGTGGACGTTTTTGAGGCACGTAAAGCAGCCAGCATGGATAAAGCTGCACATGCCAAAATTAAGGTCAAAAGGATTTATGCTAAACTATGATGATTACTCCTCAAGCACAATTAAAGATTTCACTAATTTGTGACCCTACTGAATGGTTCAGAGTTAGTGTGCGTGCAGGAGGTTGTTCTGGTTTTGAACATGCATTCAGTGTGGTATCACAAATTGATACAAAGCATGATATCATGGTGGGTCAAGTTTGTATGGATTTGTCCAGCGCAGAAATATTACAAAATGCAGTGCTGGATTACCGCGTGGATTTGAGCGGTAGTCAATTTAAATTGACTGTGCCCGAAGCCACAAGTGCATGCGGCTGTGGCCAAAGCTTCAGTTTGTTCTGACACATTTGGGCTAAATAACTCAAACCACGAGTTTAGAAAAGTTTGGCCATGTTTGTAGATCAACTCTCTGCTTCCCCTCACCACAGACTGAATCAAATCTTGCATACTCTCAAGCATGTGCATGCTTGTGAATTACCTGTGCATGATGTTCACAAGCTTTCAGAATGGGCATCAGATGCCATATCTGAAAAACAACAAATTGTGAAAGATCAAGATTTCAATTCCTACATGCAGCAACCTGCATATGTGAAGGCCAATTTGATCCTAGAAGCTGTGAAAATGCTCACAGAGGTTGCACCCAGACGTCGCAAGCGTGTGAAAGAACATAAGGAAACAAGTATGCCCACTCTGAATGAAGCAAAGGGTTCCAAACCAGACTTCCTGGATCTGGACAAAGATGGTGATCGCAAGGAATCCATGAAGCAAGCTGCCAAGCAGGCCAAACACAAAGAAGTGGATGAAGCCAAACAGGATCCTGAAGCAGACAGATTGAGAGATGAATGGATGGCCAAAAAGGCGCCCACATATGGTAACACCAAAGTGGCCAAGGGGGCTAAATTCCACAGACCAGGCTCTGGGCATGTGGGACGTACTGGCAGTGCAAGTGCAGATGCACCTGGAATTAAATTGCCCAGAATAAAGGTTAAAGAGAGAGTGCTACAAGAAGATACCAATCTGGACAAAGCACAAACTTTGTTAGCTGCCCAAGATATAAGTGACCGCTTGCAAAAGATGGCAGAGGACGCAGCCAAGATGGCTGTGGATGATCTGATGCCACTTGTGGACACCATGAAGGATCAATTTGGTATGGAAGCTGCCACAGCATTCAATAATGTGGTCAAGCAGAACCTGCAAACTGTGCTGGACAGCATTATTGCAGCCAAGGATCAGACAGACAACGCTATCAACACCATGGAGACAGGTGGCATGCCTGCTGCTCCTTTAGACATTGGCCAACCCTTGCCTCCCATGGGAGCCCCGGCTCCTGCGGCTACAGCAGCTACTCCAGCTGCCCCTGCTGCTCCTGAACCAGAAGGTGAGATTGATTTCGAAAAAGAATTCGCAGCCATGCCTGCCATGAGTGGCCCCCACGAGGAGCCATTGGGCCGGGCCAAGAAGGAAGTAGCCGAAGCCACACTTACACCAGCACAACAAGTATTAGCCAAAGGGTTAGCTAAAAAAGAAGCAGAAGATCTGTTAAAAACTCGCAAAATGGGTAATAAACCAGCAACGGCTAAAGAAATTCAAGATGCTAAACAGATAGCGATGCAAACTGAGGCTGTGGCCAAAGTCAAAGAGAATAAAAGAGCTATTGAGAAGGATCTCAAGGAACAGCAGCTCAAACAGACTAAAGAGCAAGTGCATGCACTCAAGGAACGCTTTGATCATGTGAAGAAAAGTTATTCAGCTCATGTGCGCACACTGAGTGAAAACTGGATTCAAAACCAAGGTGATCTGCAATCTGCCGTGTTGCAAAACCACATGCATGAGATCAGAACACAAATTCAGGAACTAGTGGAAACACACAAGCAGCTCAAAGCAGAACTCCTAGAAGCTGCCAGATTTCAAGCGCAAACACATCGCAAGGTGGCCCAACTGGACCAACAACTAACAAGTGAACCTTGGGGTGTTAGAGGTCAATACACATATGGCGAACGTTTCCGTAAGTTTTTTGAAAGTGCAGTGTCCCGTGACACATGGCTCAGATACAATGAAGATCATATCAAAGTCATGGAAACAATTGACCCTGAGCATGTTAAGGCAGTGAAAAACAGATTACTAGATCAAATCTGAGTCATCTGCACACATGCACCATAAGAAACACCAGGATGCACTATCCTGGTGTTTCTGTATTAAAACCATCCAGAATAAAGTAAATATGTCATTATGAGAGCACATGAATTCCTTTGCGAACAATCACACGAAGACCTTGCACGCGATGCACTGATCACTTTGATCACCACTCAACATGCCATGGGGATACCCACCATCAAAACATCCCAGCTACTTAAAAGTTTGGAAGACAGAAACTTCTTCATGGACCAAGACTGGGTTTGGAGTCAGATGCACACCATACCTGTTGTGGATATGCAACAAAGTAAACCTGAGCAGATTGTGCTCAAATTATCCAGCAGTGAGCCAGAAGCTACACCCCCCAAGCAGCCCACAGAACCCAATAATGCAAAAACTGTGGAAAAGATGGCTAAAAACGCTCTTGCACAAAGGATCAAGTAATGGTAACAGCTAATTGGTTTGTGTCAGCCACAGAAGCCCGTAACAACGTGGTAAAAGACATTGCAGTGCATGGAGAAATCAGTGCGCTGGAAATGGAAATCTTATTGGCTGTGCAGCGTGGAGATTATCAGGTCACTGTGAGCGGCGAAAGCCCCATGACCTCACTGCCTGCAACAGCCAATCAAGTGTTCACAGTGGATGCCATCACAAACACCATCCAAGTGCTGAATCACGGCTTCAGCCAAGGGGACATAGTCACTGTTTTCAGCACAGGCCAGTTACCAGCACCCTTGCAAGCCCTCACCTATTATTATGTGATTTATGTGGATGCAGATCACATCAAGCTGGCTGCCACTCGTGCAGATGCTCAAGCAAACAGACCCATTGCCATCAACATAGCACCTGGTGTGGGCACTATCAATTTGACTGAACCAGGTTCAGGATATGTGACAACACCTTTGGTCAGGATCTCAGGTGGTTCGCCCAGCCTGGATGCTCAAGCAGTTGCAAATTTGAGTACAAGTGGCAGACTGGAATCTGTCACAGTTCTGGATGGTGGATCAGGATTCACACGCACACCCACTGCGCAGGTACTCAGCGCAGGCACAGGGGCAACAGCTGGCATCATCAGATTCAAAGTTGTTGCTATCACAGGCATCACATTTGGTGGGTCAAATTATAATGTGGGAGACACAGTTACATTGATAACTGGTGGTGGTACTCCCGCAGCTAGTGCACAGGTCACACAAGTTAATGGGGGATCTGTCACACAGGTTGTGCTGATTAATTCAGGTAATTATCTGAGTACCCAACTGCCTGATTTAACAAACAGTATAACGTCAGGATCAGGCATAGGTTCAGGTTGCAGTTTAAATCTGAGCATGGGCATCCTGAGTGTGGCTGTGGATAATGGTGGGCTTAGTTATGCACAACCTCCCCTAGTAACAGTGCAAGACGGTAGTGGCACCAATGCTACTGTGCAAGCTCAATTGACAGGTGGTGTGGTGAGTGCGTTTATTGTGACAAGTGCAGGCACAGGATACACAAATACACCCAACATACTCATAAACAGCGGCACAGGTGCAACTGTGGCCACACAATTGAGCCCCACAACAGTGAGCAGAGTGGATGTAGTCAACAACGGTGGTAACACATATGTGGATGTACCCACTGTGCAATTCACCACACCAGGCAGTGGTGCACTTGTGCAATCTGTGTTTATGAAAGTGGTGCATGTACAGATCAGATCACTGGGTCAGAACTATCAGCTGAATGATCAACTGTATGTGAGTGGCGGCGTAGGCACACAAAATGCGGTACTGCAAGTGTCTGCGCTCACACCTGGTGGTGGCATACAACAGGTGCAAATTGTTAATGGCGGCTCGTACAACAGTCTGCCTGTGCTACAGAATAACCCTGTGTATGGTGGCACAGGTCAAAATGCCTATGTGGATATCATCCTGGGCGTGGATCAGATCACATTGAGTAGTGGGGGCACAAGTTATCAAGTGCCTCCCACAGTGCTAATCATAGGGGACGCCAC